CCCAGGTCGTAGTAGATGCCAGCTCCCTTGCGACGTATCGGCCTGCCGTCCTTGCTCAGAACAACGATGCCGCTCTCCTTTCCGTCGTACATGGGGTTCGATGCCGCCCTGCGCTGGAAGTAGTCCTTGGTCATGACCAGCGAAAGCTCGTTGCACCCGCGTGCCTTGTTCCAATGCGGCTGCACCATCACGTCCCCTGCCAGCGGGTTGAGGCCCCGTGCTGCGCACGTCATGATGACCTTCGCGTACTCCTCCTCTGGCACGTCCTTCACGTTGCCGAGGATGTACTTCGCGACGATTGCTGGGTTCAGCGTTATCTCCTGGCCGTCGCTCGCCTGGTAGCTCCTGGTAAGCTCGTTTCCCATCTAAGCCACCTCCGCCCATTCGCGGAACGCCTCTGCCTGCGCCTCGGTCATGGTCACGCGCACCAGACCGCGCTCCTCCAGGTCGTCGCGTCCGATGGTCCCGTGCACGCCGTTGTCGCGCATCCATCCCATGAGCTGGCGCTTCTGCGCCTCGGTCATGCTCAGGTGGATGACGTAGGGCAGCGGCCCATCTTCAGGCTCGTCGAAGTCGGCGTACTGCGGAAGCTCGGCAAGCTCCTCCTCCAAGTCGCGGTACTCCTCGGCCTCGGCCCTCATAGCCTCGTCCTGCTCGCGCATGGCCTGCACCCGCTGGTCCTGCTCGGTTCTGACTCGGTCGTGGCTGATTGCCGCGGCAAGCTCCAGCGTGTCGAAGAACACGGCCTCGCACTCGTCCTGGTGCGCCAGGCCCAGGTTGTGGAGCTGCTTCCAGTCGCCGATGACCTTGGCGGCCCTGTCCTCGATTCCCGCGACAGCCTTGCGCTCGGCGAAGCTCTTGTTCAGCCATTGGCGCTCGACCAGGCGTTCGGCTGGCACCAGCTCGACGAGGCTGTCAACGCCGTTGTCAACGCAGAACGCGACGTATGCGTTCCGCAGCACCGCCATGCGGTTCTCCTTGCGCCTCTCCTCGTTGGCGCTCTCGACCTCCGAGAACAGCTCCAGGTGCGCGTCGATCTGCGCCACGAGCTTCCTGACCTCGCCCTCGAAGGATTGCAGCGGCCTGTTGTACTCCCGCTTGATTCCCTTGCGGCCGTCCTCCAGGCTCCTCTTCATCGCACGCAGGTCTTTGGCGCACGCCTTCACGTCCTTCTCGGGCATTTCCTGGATTGCATCGATGGTGACGCCCTGGTAAGGCTCCAGTGCCCTGTCGAGTTCCGCCTGCATCGCGGCGAAGTCCGCCGTTATCACGGCTGGCCTGTACTCGACCCTCGTTATCTCGCTTCCTTCCATCTCTCCTCCTACATGCATTCGAGCGTCCCGACCAGGACCAGGCTCCCCAGAATCACCGCTATGGCGAAGATGTTGCTTCCCGTGATTCTCGAAACGAGCCTCTGAGCTGGTGTTTGACAACTCTTTGACAGATTGCACCTAATCTCCATCGGGTACGCCACGTTGCCGATGCTTGCGGCGTATCCGCGCCGTCTGCGCCCGTGCCGCGTCGTACTCGCGCTCCGCCTTGCGGCGTGCCTTGGGCGATTCGGCCTCCAGCAGCTCCGCGAGTAGGCGCTCGTTGAACCTGCGCTGCTCCACTGCCAGCTCGCGCTGTCGGCATGCGTAGCAGACGCCAGTGTTCCCGAGGTTGCGCACCCGCCCGCCGCATGACGGGCATATCTCGTACTCGATGATTGAAACCCCGATTCGGTATGCGTGCCGCTTGACGGCATCGGGCGTGTGGGAAACTCCGAAACGATGCCGCATAGCGGCTGCGATTCTCTCCGCTCCATCATTGCCGTGCTCCCTCAAGTACTCGTCTTGCTGCAAGCTCCACCTCGGCATAGGGCACTACTCCCATCTCGTAGCCGAGCATCGCCGCCGCCACCGTCGGGTAAATCTTGCGGTGCGGTCGCTTGTCGCCGCACGCCACGCACGGGCACGGGTTCTTCGCCCTGCGCGTCCATGCACGCCACGACGCCTCGCTGACCACGTTGCCGAACATGTCAGCAATCTGGCTGGCGAACAGCGGCTGCTCTCCAATGGTTGTCGTCATGCCTCTCTCCTCTCCTTCAATCCTCGGCGATGGTTAACTTAAAGTTAACCTGGCTAGCAAAATTTTTTGCCAAGCCAGTCGCGGATGGTGTCCTTGCCATCCGTCCCCAGGTTGTCGTACAGCTTCTTCAGCGTCCCCACCTCGAAGCTGTCCTGGTCGTTCTCCCTGTTGAGGTAGGCGTTCATGCCGAGGCCGCACACGGACGCGGCGATGCGCTGCGTCGTCATGGCGCTCTTGCGTGCCACCTTCACCTCGTTGCCAGGTGTCGTCTCCAGAATCATCGATGCACCTCCTCTCTCATCGGGCTTGCCTTTAAGTATAAATTAGAATTGCATATAAGTAAATAACTTTTTTTGCTTTTTGCAAAGAAACATGCAACTATTGTCTTTAGGAGGTATGCACCATGACCGTTGTTTCCCGTAACCTTCAGACGCTGAAGGAGCAGCGCGACACCACGCAGTCCGCCATCGCTGCGGTCGCTGGCGCTTCTGACGGCGCGGTGTCCAAGTGGTTCAGCGGCGAGAAAATGCCGCGCATGAAATACCTGGAGGCAATCTCCGCGTACTACAACGTCTCGGTCGATGACCTTACTGGCGAACGAAACGGCCTGTACGCGAAGGCCCACGGCCTCACCGACGCACCCGCTGGCGCTTCGCACGTCGAGCTGAGGAAGGCGGGCAGGGTTCCCGTGAGGGTGCTCGGCGCTGCGCACGCTGGCGAGCTGGAGGAGCCGCACTCGTTCTTCGGAGAGGCCGTCCTGTACGACGAGATTGCGGCACGCCACCCGCGTTGCTTCGCGCTGGAAGTCCGCGGCCGCTGCATGGACATGCTCTTCACGCCAAGCGACCACATCTTCGTAGACCCCGACATGGAAGCCCGCGACGGGTGCATAGCCGTGGCGTCGGTCGACGGCGAGACGGTCGTGCGCAGGCTGAAGCGCGGGAACGGCTCGGTCATGCTCGTCGCGGAGTCCACCGAGCCGCAGAACCACCCCGACATCATCATCAGGGACGGCGAGGCGGATGTGCGGGTGGTGGGCGTCGTGTTCTGGTGGCAGGCGAGGTCGGAGCTGTCGTGAGCCGCAACCTGTCGATATTCAGGATCGAGCGCGGCCGCCTGGTGCTGTGCAAGGTTCTCGTGTGCCTCCCAGACGGCCGCCGCGTCGTCGCATTCGAGCGGGTATGAGGTCGGCGAAGGGGTGCATCCGCCGCCGTGGCCCCAACCGATGGTGGGTGTCGAAGCCTGGCCCAATCGACCCCGACACTGGGAAGCGGACGGAGGTGGGCGCACCCGTGCGCGGCTCCCGCGTCGATGCCGCCGTCGCACTTGCGCAGCTAATCGGCGAGGGCCTTTCGCCAGAGACAACATGGGACGCGTTCTACAGGGCCGTCGTGGAGCCGTCGTTCGCCACGCTCTCGGCGAGGACGGCCGCCGACTACGAGCGCCTCTGGCGTGTCGAGCTTCAACCGAGGATAGGAGGCGAGCTTGTCTCCGAAATGGACTGGCAGCGGGCGAACGAGGTCCTGACCGACATCTCGGCCCCAAGCGTGCAGCGGTACGCGGGGCGCTTCCTGAAGAAGATGTGCAACATGGTCATTCGCGACCGCTCGCACCTCATCCTAGTCAACCCCGTTGACAGGAACATCCAGTACGCCCCGATGAGGAGGAGGCCGAAGCGGCTCGTCGATTCCTCGGAGGTCCACGCCTTCCTATATGCCCTGAGAGGCTGTGAGATGGAGCCTGCGGTGCTCTGCATGCTCGGTGCGGGCCTGCGCCCAGAGGAGGCCCGTGCGCTGCTCTGGGAGGACGTGAGGCCCTACGAGCTGAAGGGTTCGACCTACGCCGTGCTGTCCGTGACGAAGGCGCTCACCGCCGTAAGGGGCAAGTCCGTGTTCAAGGACACCAAGAACTCGGATAGCGCCAGGGACGCCGTGATGGGCGAGCCTTTCGCCTCTCGGCTCCTGGAGCTTTCCGCTGGCATGTCTGGCCCGCTCTGCCCTTCTGGCGCACCGCTCGAAGGCGACCCCGCATCGTGGTACGCGACCCCTTCCGCGATCGCCCACCGCTGGGAGAAGTGGCGCAGGGAGCACGGCGTCTGCGACGTGACCGAGGAGAACATGCGCTCGTCGTATGCCTCGATGATGGGCGAGGCCATGGTGCCCGATTCCATCGTCGAGGGCAACATGGGCCACGCGCCCAAGACCACCAAGACCCAGCACTACCAGCGCGTGACGATGCGGGCCAAGTGCCTCGCCGCCGACATGCTGGCCGAGTCCCTGGAGGATTTCAGGCAATGAAAAAGCGCCCTGATGGCAGAATCACCAGGACGCTGAATCTGAGGTCGCCTTCTGGCGACGGCCTCGCAACCCACTGTGCTCTTGGCACATGGGCGGTGCGACGTTTGACGAGGGACGCCGCAACCCACCAGAAACCACGCCTCTCGGGCGTCGTGCGCTTATGGTGCAGGGTACAGGACTCGAACCTGTAGCCAAGGGGTTATGAGCCTCCTGCTCCGCCTTTGAGCTAACCCTGCATGCTGTCTATTCTACCACATGAAGCTGTGGAAAACGCCCACTTGCGGAACGATGCGGAACGGAAATGCCCGCCATATGCGGGCCTGTTCCAATGTATTGCCTGATGGTAGGGGCGGTGGGACTCGAACCCACATTCCGAAGAGGCGGATTTTAAGTCATTTTCCCTGCGGAAACTCATTCCCGCAGATGATTGCCGAGAGCTGCGGGAACGCGCTCCGAACTGGCGTTTCCCGATTCCCGCCGACCTTCGCCAAGCCGCCTAGAGTCCGCCGAGTTGCTGGAGTTGCGGAACGATGCGGACTACCCAGCCACGTAGTTTACTCCAGCCTCGAACGCTCCGTCCAGTGCAACCTGCACCCACGAGCCGTTCTGCTTCTTATAGGCGGCCGTGACCTGCCTCCACGAGCCGTTGAGCTTCACGTACAGCGCGGTCGTGCCGCCACCAGACGGGGCGAATACGATTAGATGGTCTGCCTGCACGTTGGTCAGCGTGTACGAATACCCAGACACCGTGTAGTTGACAACCCATGTCGCGCCGCTCATGAGACCGCCGTACACGCCGATTGTGTGCTTGATTCGGGCATCGTCCAACTCTGCCCTCGTCCATGTGCCAGGGCTGCTTATCGTGTAGACCTTGTCAGTCGTCGAGTCGGTCATATCGACATAGCTGCCCTTAGCCGTAGTTCCTGTGTAGCATTGGACGCGTGAGATTTCGCGGCTCTCGGAAGTGCTCTCGCAGTGACCCTTCACGGTTACGGACATGCTGGTGATTGTGGCGTTCTGCGGGATATCGCTGAAGTCGAAATGGTAGTCGATGTAGGTCGAACCCGAGCCGCCCTGCGTTGTGGAGAAGTAGTCGTTCCCCGTGCGGTTCGACGTGTCCGAGCCTTTGCCGATTGTCGATTGGTAGTTCGTGCCGTTGATGCTGCTGCCAGCGGTGTAGCTTGTCGGAACACTTGAAGCCGTGCCGCTCGTCCCCTGCACGAACTGGGAAGTAACGTCCACACCGTTGTCGGTGACGGTGATGCCCGTGAGCGTGTCGGCCGTTACAGTCGTGTCATCGCCCTCTGGCACCCACTGCTCGTATCCGACTGTAGCGGTAGTGGAGTTTGATACGGTGATTTCGTACTCTGTCCCAGAATAGGTGTAGCTGACCGTCAGGCTTGCTCCGTAGAACCTGAAGTTCGCGGAGCGCGTCGTACTCGACGTGCCGCGTGTAACGGTTGAACGTATCTGGATGTTGGCTATCTCAGAGAGCGTCCAGCTCGAACCGCCGTTCACAGACCTAGCCGATGCGGTGGTGCTCGCAAACGAAGTGGTCGAACCCTTTGCTGTTCCTCCTGCGTAGAGCTGATGCACGGCGGTTGGCAGATAGTTCGTGGAGCTTACGCGCCCCTTTACCGAGCACGTGACGCTGGTGATTGTCGCACCAGACGGTATGCCAGTGACCGAAAACGTGTAGCTAACGTATGACGAGACACTTGCACCAGTCGTTGCGGTAATGGTGGCGTAGCTAGTGTTTGAACTGCCCGCATAGCCGCTAGACTGACTGCTTATGCCGCCGTTCGAGCTATGCGACGTATCAACACCTGAAGGAACGGCATCAACGCTGCCAGAGCCGCTTACAGGCCGACTCATGAGGTCACCAGCCAGATATCGCCATTGCTGCCCTGTGAGCTTGACGGGCTGCTGCTTGATGTGTAGTACGTCACGAACGCCAGGCTACCAGTGTCCTGCGAGCCGTCGGCCTTCACGAATACCTTGCCGCTCGCCACGTCCGATGCAGTGGCCGTGGTCGCACTCGTGTCGGTGAAGCGCACCGTGCCACCGCCCGTCTTGGGCAGCGTGCAAGCGGGGACGTTGGTGTAGCTCGCACCCCAGATGGTGATGTTCGCCATGCCGACCTCCTAGCTGATCGTGAGCACCTTGGTCGTGGAGTCCTGCGTGATGCTGGGAATCTGGGCGCTTCCCTGCACCGAGAAAATCGTCTTGCCTGCCACGATGTTCCCGCTCACCAGGTTGCTGTCACCGCTGATTGTCTGCTTGCCAGTCAGGTAGGTGCCCGCCGCGATTTCCTGGTTGGTCGTGCCTGGGGTGATTGTCGCAGCCGCTTTGGTGGTCACGCTCGCGGTAAGTGACACGCTCGAATTGCCAGCAGTGCCGCTGCTGACGTACCCGGCGCTCACGGTCGGCGTTACGCTCACCGTCTTGCTCAGGGTCAGCGTGTTGCTGCCAGTGGACACAGATGCGCTCGTCCCGCTGATTGTCGCTGGTGCGGTCGCAGAGCCGCTGGAGACGGCCTTCGTGGCCTGCGATGCATAGTACCCCGAAGGCACGGTAACCGTGTCACCAGACGCGCTCAGGTTGGCTCCCGTCTTGGTCGGGATGCTGCCAGTCACCTTCGTCCCCTGCGAGTACGCGGTCACGCCGTCGAGCATCTTGCCACCGCTGTCCAGCGTGGCATCGCTCGTGTCCACGAACTCGGCGTCGCCGCTGCCGCTCGAAAGCGGGATTGTCACCTTCGGCACGTCCGAGTACGTCACGTCTCGGATTATGACTGATTTCGCCACTTCTGCTCCTAACTAACCATGATTGTCGAGCCGTCATACGTTATCAGCCCGTAGTTGCTCGGTATCGCGCCAACTGTGACGTCGCCGTCCATCATCAGGCCATCGGTGGCGAGCGTCAGGGCGGTGGACGATGGCACGACCTCGTAGGCGCCGTGGTAGGTCGGCGCAACCGCGACGTTCGCGATTACGTCCACGTCCCACCTGGCCTGCGACGCCGTGGCCGTCCACGTCGGCGTGAGGACGGTCACCGTGCCACCAGGTGGCGCTATCTCGACGGGCATTCCTACTCACCCTCGTCCAGCGCGTAGGTGTCAACCACCGTCACGGTTCCGTATGCCATGCGGAAGGTTGGCCCGTCCTGTATGGTGGCGAAGATGTCCCACACGAGCTTGCCCTTTGGCAGCGTCTCGGTGAACGACGCCGGCAGCATGACGGATATGCCAGTCTCGGTGCCCGTGCAGAACTGCGACGTGCCCGTGGTGGTCTTGCCGTACTTGCTCTGGAACGCCATCACGATGGTGGACGCCGAATGGTCAACGTAGTGGCCGTCCTCGTCCTTGTGGACGATGGTGAACGCGAGCGTGGCGCCCTGCGGGATGGTCAGGTTGACTTCCTCCAGGCCCTTGATGCCAATCTCGACGGCCATGATCACACCGCCTTAATCTGTATCGCCTCGATGCTGCGGTCGATGCCCGTGGTGCCCGCTGTGTATCCCGCTGGCACCCACGGCCCCCACCCGAAGCCGCTGACATGGACGCGGTAGCTCACCTTCAGGTTCTTCGGGTTCTTTGCCACGTCTATCTCGATGGCCTGGAGGCCCTGGGACTTGCCCACGCTGCCGATTATCGGGTCGTGGGCGCTGCTGCCCTCGCCGCTGTTCTCGGAGCCGTCGATACCCTTGTAGGTTTTCCAGCCCACGTTCGCGATGTGCGCCTTCACGTCAAGCGACATGCCCTTGGGCGGCCTGATTTTCAGCGCCTCGGCCTGGTAGCCGTTGCCCACGGTGCCAGCCACCTGGCCGTCCCGCACGGAGTCGAGCCATCCGAGGTTCTGCACGTGTAGTCGGTAGTACATGCCCGCGTCGTTGACGGCCTTGCCTGGTTCCTGCTTGTGCACTTCGTCCCCCTTCATCTTCTTCGCCACCGCCGCCACGAACTGGTCCCATGTGCGCCCGTACTCGCGGAAGTAGCCTATCGGGTCGGTGTGGTCGCTGCCGCCCCACCACTGGGTTGCCTGGTAATGGCTGATGAGCCGCCCAGTCCCCCAGCCGTAGCGCTTGAGCATCCACGCGGCCCACTCCACGGCGTTGTCCCACACGGCCTTGAACTGTGCGCTGCTCGTCGCATGGCACAGCTCGATGCCCACGACGTAGGCGTTGCCGTTGCCCACCTGCCAGCAGAGTCGGTTGTCTGGCACGCAGTGGTACGCGATGCCGCTCCAGTCCATCACGTAGTGGACGGCATAGGTGTCGTCGCCGCTCCAGTAGTTGACGTGGTTGAGGGCCGTGGCCCCTGGGTTGGCCGTCTCGTGAATGCACACGTAAGACGGCGACAGCCACCCATGCCCCTGGCTGATGATGCTCTCCCTGACCTGCATCACACATCACCCTCTACCTCTGGCAGCTTGGTGACGATGGATTTCAGCACGCTGATGACCGCTGCCGTCAGCGCAACGCTGATGGCCTGCACCCAGCCGACATCCTGAATTGCAACCCCTACGGGAATCAGGGCGAGCAGGCACTCCGCGAACGTCCACAGCGCTCGAATGCCTGCCGCCTTCAGAAAATTCTTCCAATATGTGCCCATGCTTCCCCTTTCAGAGTTTCATGGCCTCGGTGTTTATGATGTGGTTGAGCCGCCCTCGCGCACGCTCGATGTTGTCGAGCGCCTTCTCCACGTTGCCGTTCACCTGGCCGCCATGCGCAGCCTCCAACAGCACCTCCGTGCCCTCTGCGCACGCGAAGTTGAGCGCCAGTATCGCCACGTCCCGCTCCTCGCGCCGCCTCTCGCGCCTCGCGTCGGCTTCCGCCGCCTTGGCCTCCGCCTTCTCGCGCTTCGCTCGGTACGCGTCGTTCTCCGCCTTGGACTTGGCGAAAAGCCCCCCGATTATCGCAACGCCTATCGCTTGGGCGGCTGCTATGACCGCGACTATCACCGACGTGTCCATAACGCCCCCTCTATCTCAGCTCCCGTATCTTCGATATAACGTTGTCGTACTCGCGTTCGTAGACAACCTTTATCGCCCTCATGTGCTCGTCGAGCACGTTCATGAGCGACGTGTAGCTCACGCCGCTGCACGCCTCCAGGAACTCCGAGCCTGTTAGCTTCTGAGTCTTCGAATCTGCATCGGCTGGCAGCAGGTGGTCGCGCACGACGTAGAGCCACGCCAGCCGCTCGCACTGGGCGTATGTGGTCTCGCCCC